CTGTTCCTCTCGGTGAATTGAAGAAAATTTCTGAAGAACGTCTTTTACTGTTTGACCAAGAGTTGTTTCGTTTTACAATGGGTAACTGTGTTACTATTGAGGACACCAATGGCAACAGAAAACTTCTTAAAAAACACCGTGAAGAAAAGATTGACTCAGTTTCTGCATTACTCGATGCTTATGTATCTTATAAGCTAAACAAGGATGAATTTGAATAACTATTTCAAACCAACCATGAAGAAAGGAGGTATTGTGAATGGCAAATAGAATTGTTAAGCGAACCGACCTAACTCATTACTATGAATCTGATTATGGCGTAAGTCCTATGCCATCTGTTATAACAGAGGTCGACAAGGCCAAAGCTATTTCTGAACTTTCTGCCGATGAGTTAAGGAAACTTATAAATCGTCTTCGTGATGAACGGGATGCTGAAGAACTTATTCGCTCTTTGCGTCGATCCGCTGGAGAAAAAGATACATATGAAAATCCTGCTAAAATTGATACAAAAACGCCGGTGGATCAACTGTATCACTACGGAATTTTGGGTCAGAAATGGGGACTCCGCAGATTTCAGAAAGAAGATGGTACCCGAACATCTGCTGGAAAGAAACGAGAGGCTGAGGGAGAGGTTGAAAAATCCGAAGACCATATCAAAAGCCGTGAAAACAAAAGTAAATCCCCAGAAGGTCTTTCTAATGATGAACTTCGAAAGTTAAACGAACGGCTTCAACTCGAAGCTACATATAAAACGTTAACTACCGAAAAGATTCAGAAGAGTGACTCTTTTGTCAAGAAGGCGCTTAAAGATGCTGGCGGTCAGGCCTTGACAGAGTTTAGCAAAGGAGTTATGCTTGGTAGCGCCAAACTTCTCGTTAAAGAGATTTCTCCGAATTTTGCCGAGACAGCTTTCAATATTAAAGAAAAAAAATAAGAATAGGAGGTTTCTAACATGAATCCTTTATCTGAAAAAGAACTGAATGTTTTAAACAGCGTATCTAAACTGCGTGATGCAGATGTTAAACTTGGAGATATATTAGCCGGTATAATCAGTGCTTCTTGTGAAACTGGTACCCCGGTCAATGCTGTTAATGCGAAGGTTACTCTTGGCATTACTGGTGTTTGTATTGATGGGGAAACATTTATCATCGGCGATGATACATATGAGTTTTTGGCCGATGCGATCCAGTCAAAAACCAATGCTGCTAATATTGCCGTTGATATTACAAGTAAAACGGTTAAAGCATTTGAAACATTGACTATTGCCGCCCAACCCACAAGTGGTGACACTCTGACTATTGGCGCAAAGACTTATATCTTTGTTCCTGTAGGAACGGCGAATGCCGAAGGCGAAATTTCGATTGGCGCAGATTTAACTGGAGCTCAGGCAGCTATTATTGCCGCCGTCAATGGAACCGATGGTCATAATACTCCAAATAGTTTTGCTAGTGCTGGTGAATTTGCCTCTAATGCTTCCACCATTACTGCTCTAATTGGCGGAACGATTGGCAATACAATCGCTACTACTGAAACATTCACCGCTTCAACAAATATTTTTGGAGCAGCAACTCTTGGATCTGGGACAAACTGCACGGCTGCAAATACGGCCCTTACTGTGATTGCCGCAGTTAATGCTAATACTGCATCAAAAGTCACCGCTTCTGCTGGTACAGGAAGTGACGTTCTTCTTACTGCGGATGTTGCTGGAACAATTGGTAACGTAACCGCAGTCAGTGATACAATGGCAAATGCCGCTTTTGGTGCTTCTGTTTTGAGCGGCGGACTTAACGGAACGGTTGCTTCTGGTATGAAATTTATGGCAGATACAACTTATATGTATTTCTGCCCTGAAGGGAACACAACGGCTGATAAAAATTGGCGACGTGTTGCGCTCGGCTCTGCATATTAAAATACCAAATCCATATAGGAGGGCTTTACTATGAATCAAACAGTCCTTCAGCATCATGGAATTTTGGGCCAGAAATGGGGGCTTCGTCGATTTCAAAACGAAGATGGATCTTTAACTCCTCGAGGGCAGGCTCGTCTTGATGAGAAGGATAATAAATGGGCTTCGACCAAAGGCGAGAAAGTAAAAAAAAAGGTTCAAAAACTTGTTTCAAAAGACATGAACGAGTTTATACGTACTCAACTTGATATGTCATATACCTCAAGAGGTAAACTTTCATCGAGTACCATTCTTCAGTATAATAATAAACTTGCTCAACTTATGAATGCTAAAATTCCTGATGTCGAGGCGCCTTCTGGACGAGTTTTACGATTCGTTGCAAAGCGAGGTGAAATTGGGGTTCATACTGCTGTGGCCGATGCCGGATATGATCTTACTCAACTTCAACGTGGAGTATTCAAGACCGGTAAAGTGGCTTATAAGCAGGAAAATCTCATGAAAGGCGGTGATTAACATTGAGTTCTGTTGGACAAAGACTTGCCCATGCTTGGAATGCTTTTCAGGGACGTAACGAAACGGAATCTGAGTTCTATGTCCATCAGGATATGGGCCTCTTTAATTCGACGCAGAATCCTGCCCGTATTCGGCTTTCTCCGGGTAATGAACGATCTCTGTTAACTACCGTTACTAACCGAATTGCACTGGACGTAGCGAGTTTCAACATTGAACACGTCCGAATCGATGAAAACAATCAGTATTTAGAGACAATTGATGACCCACTTAATCAATGTCTTCGTGTTGAGGCCAATAAGGATCAAACTGGTCGAGTGCTTATTCAAGATATTGTTATGAGTATGTTTGATGAGGGTTCTGTTGCTGTTGTTCCAGTTGAAACAAGCATCAGTCCAATGTTAACTGGCTCATATAATATTTTTCAGCTTCGGACAGGTAAAATTATAGACTGGTACCCGAATTTTGTTCGGGTTGAAGTTTATAATGATCGTACTGGTCGAAAAGAACGTATTATAATGCCAAAGAATTTGGTTGGCATTATTGAAAATCCACTTTATGCTGTAATGAACGAGCCGAACTCAACCCTTAAGCGACTTATCCGAAAACTTAATCTTTTGGATACGGTTGATGAAGCATCTAGTTCGGGAAAACTTGATCTCATTATTCAACTTCCGTATACGGTTAAATCTGAAGCTCGACAGATTCAAGCCGAAGAACGCATAAAGGCTATCGAGCGTCAACTTAAGGGTAGCAAGTATGGTGTGGCATATGCCGATGCTACCGAGCACATCACTCAGTTAAACCGACCTGTTGAAAATAATCTTTTAACCCAAATCCAATATTTGACCCAGCAGTTTTACAATCAAATTGGATTTACAGAAGATATTTTCAATGGCAAAGCAAGCGAACAGGCTTTGCGCAATTATTATGATCGGGCAATCGAGCCAATTGTGACAGCTATTGTTGAAGAGTTACTTCGAAAGTTCTTGACAAAAACAGCAAGAGCTCAAGGGCAAACAATCATGGGCTTCCGCGATGTGTTTAGATTGATTCCGGCCGATGAAATTGCTAATATTGCTGATGTGTTTAGTCGCAATGAGATTTTGACACCAAACGAACTTCGTCAAATTGTTGGCCGTAAGCCGTCAGATGCTCCCCATGCAAACGAACTCCAGAATAGAAATATGCCGGGGTCAACTGCTTCAATAAAACAAAATGGTTTTTACAAGAATAATTCAGGAGGTAATAAAAATGGCCAAGAGCAGCAAGAAGAAGTATGATTTTAGTGGTTATGCCACTAAGGTCGGTCTGAAATGCTCGGACGGTCGCACCATTCTTCAAAATGCTTTTGAAGATATGGATGGTAAAACCGTTCCGCTGGTTTACCAGCATATGCATAATGATCCCAAAAATATCCTCGGTCACGCGGTTCTGGAGAACCGCAAAGATGGTGTGTATGCATACTGTTCGCTGAATGAAGATACGGAGTCTGGCAAGATAGCAAAAGCACTTGTCAAGCACGGAGACATTACAGCGCTTAGTATATATGCTAATTCCCTGGTTCAGAAGGCTCAAAACGTTGTTCATGGTATTATCCGTGAGGTTTCCATCGTTATCGCCGGAGCCAATCCCGAAGCATACATAGATAATCTCGCCTTTGAACATGGCGATGGAACGGTTTCAACCGATGAAACTGAGGCTGTCATTTGTTCGGATGTTTTATCTCATGATGCTCTCGATCTTTGTGACACTGACGAGGATGATGGCGCCGAAGATCTTTCTCATGCCGATGATAAGAAACCGGTAAAAGAGACCGTCGGCGATGTCTTTGAAACTCTTTCTGATAAACAGAAGACTGTGGTGTACGCGATGATCGCTCATGCCCTTGATGCTTCTGATGAGGAAGATGGAGCAGACGAAGAAGATGAAGAGGCCGGCAAAGGTGGCGCTGGCACAAAAGACACCAAGGGCGGCAAACCCGTCGAACATTCTAATAATGAAAAAGGAGAATCCACGATGAAGAAAAATATTTTTGACAAATCTGCTCCGGCCGCTGGTGGGGATGTGCTTCAGCATGAGGCTCTTACCCGTGATGAGCTTCGCTCCATCTTTGATGACGCTCGCAAGTCCCAGTCGACCCTGAAGAACGCTTTTCTTGCTCATGGTTATGAAAGTCTTAAGGATGCTCTGGCCGTGTATGAGAACCGTGATGACGTTCTGATGCATGCAGGTACTTATGGTATCGATAGTATCGGCTATCTTTTCCCGGATGCAAGAACCACAACCAGTGCTCCAGCTTTTATCAAGCGTGATACCGAATGGGTATCCAAGGTTTTCGGCGCGGCCAAACATGTTCCTTTCAGCCGCATCAAAACTGTCCTGGCTGACATTACAGCTGACGAAGCCCGTGCAAGAGGTTATATTAAGGGTAACCAGAAGGTCGACGAAGTCCTTACGCTCATCAAGCGTACCACCGACCCCCAGACCGTTTACAAACATCAGAAACTCGACCGCGATGACATCGTTGACATCACAGATTTCGATGTTGTTATCTGGCTGCGTGCTGAAATGCGTATGATGCTTGAAGAGGAAATTGCTCGGGCACAGTTGGTCGGCGATGGCCGCAGTTCTGCTTCTACCGATAAGATTAAAGAAGATAAGATCCGTCCGATCGCAACCGACGACCCGGTGTATACCATCGAAATTCAGATTCCGGCAGCGGCAACGACTTCTCAGATGATCGATCAGATCATTCTTGGCCGTAAACAGTACCGCGGTTCCGGCACTCCTTCTTTCTTTACTACCCCCGATGTCAATGGCGACATGCTTCTTTTGAAGGATAGCACTGGTCGCAGATTGTACAATACCGAAGCTGATCTGGCTGCTGGAATTCGTGCTCGTGAGATCATTGAAGTCCCTGTTATGGAAAATAAGGTTGTCGTGATCACAGAAGCTGTCGCTGGTACTGCCGGTCTTCAGAAGCGTCTTGTCGGCATTTCCGTCAACATGAACGATTACTCTCTTGGCGCCGACAAGGGCGGAGATGTTAACATGTTTGACGACTTTGACATTGATTTTAACCAGTATAAGTATCTGATCGAGACTCGTTGCTCCGGCGCCCTGACCATGCCTCATTCGGCTCTTGCTTACTGGAAGCTTGAGGCTATTCCGGCTCTTTAAGAGCACACCAGTGATCCGATAATTCAAAATGGAAGGGAGGTAGTCTATTATGGCTAAATTTTCTGGGGCGATAGGCTACGTTTCCCAAGTCGAAACGGCGCCTGGCGTCTGGGAAGATCTAAAAACCGAGAAACCTTATCGAGGGGACGTTGTCCTTAATCAACAAAGATGGGAAACCTCTGGCGGGGTTAATGATGACGTAACCCTCGATAATACAATCTCAATTGTTGCAGATGAATATGCTTATGCAAATTTTGGGGATATGAAATACATAATTTGGAAAGGACATAAGTGGAAAATTCAATCGCTTGCTGTTAATAGACCTCGAATTGTTTTACAGATTGGGGGACTTTATAATGGCGGGTAATAGATCGACTTTACACGATATTTTCATCGGCATTCTCGGAACAAAAGGTCAAACAGTATCTCGTGTATATTTTCAACCTCCATCCACG